CTTTGTTATAACTAATCCCAAGTTCAGAAATTCTTTTGGTTTTCCCAAGCAGAAATTCTGTCTGTTGGTGGTCTATAAGTCCCGTTTATCATACTTCTGATTTTACTTAAACCAAATGTAATATTTGTTTTAAGATTACTAATAGGATCTGCAGAAGCAGTCCCATAGTAAATTTCAAAAGTACTATTTGTAACTTTAAAACCTTGCTTGATAATATGACCATAGGTTAATAAAGATTGGATTTTGTTCCGATCTTTATCATAGCTATGTATTTTGTCTATATCAAGGTCTTGAATTTCTTTTGCCGCATTGTGTAAAGCAATGTCGTCCTCAAGGATCCAAGTTCTAGTCTTCTCAAAAGAATGACTATAACTGTTATAAATAGCGATAAATAATGGTATATCAGCTAATCTAGAGTAATGAAACTCAGTTTCTGGATAGTGTTTTAAAACCCTATCAGAAAGATTAGCAAGGTTTCTAGAAACCTTAATGATATAATTAGACATCCCAATGTTAAGAATTCTTTTATACTCTAAAAGAGCTACTCTTTCATTAGGAATTTGGTATGGAGCATTATCATCGGTCATTAACGCAAATAAACTTCGCAGTTTATCATACGTATAATAACCGAACTCCATATCAAAAGCTAAATTCAACAGTTTTATATTATGAATTATCTTCTTATTAAGAGTTAAAAACCGTGTTTTAGACACATGTTTAGAACCTTTTTAACCCTAATTACAGTTGATAACTTATAATATAGGGATTGCAACAAATTTACCAAAGAATAGTTAGAAGATCAATGGTTACCTTTGATTTTAAAATAATCATACAGTATAGTAAATACTGTAAAAGGATTTTGTATATTATTTACAATACCCTTTATAGGTACACCAGTAATCTCCTGTTTTTCAAAAGGTCTAATTCATCTTTTAGCAAACTCATATGTATTTTTAGATACATGTGTTTTGTTAACAGATATCTCTACACCCATTTGGGTCATAACGCGAACATATGTTCGTGCTATGTCATCATTTTTGATGACTATGTCATCTCCAAGTAATATATATTGATTAAAGGAAAAATCCTTTATTCCACATAAGTGGGCACAATAATGTACTACCAAATGATGAGTTAGAGTAAATACCGGTCAAGATGAATAAGTACCCATTGGTTGACCAGTTGAATATTTAACATATTTAACTGAACCACCCTCTGGTACTTCAAATTTCCTATTTGATAACAACCAACTTCATGAGTTGGCAAACTCTTCATTAAAGACTCTAACCAAGAGTCTCCTTTGAAGAGAAATAGGAAATCTGTCTGTTGCAGAAGATAAATCCAATGATCAAAAACTGTGACCATTATCATCTCATTCATTTAAAGGATCTTGAGTATAAGTCCTGTCACACTTAAAGTGTGTAAGCATCTTCATGAATTTATCATGAATTGGCTTTAAGAAAAGCTGAGTGTAATAGTCAGAAATGGCTATAATTCTCAACTTTGCTTCAGGATCTTTAACAAAAGATAATCTACCATTAAATTTACATTTAATGGGACGATTATTATCTCAAGAGATTTTATATTGTTTACAAAAGTAATCAATACCTTCTTGGCTAGTAATATTAAATATATTTTGCATTTCATCATATGAATAGCATAATATAGAATTATTAGCCGTCAACGTTGCAGGCCCATCTGGACCTGCTTTAACAGAAAGGAAAATATCCTTTTTGTCAAACGTTGGAAGGGTTTGAGATAAATGGAACTTTTGAACGAATTTATTGATAAAACCACCAGGTATTATGTAATCCCCTTTTGGGGGTTCTGTAATACTCTTGTAGTTAGGTTCAACTTTATCCCACTCTTTTCCATTTAAAGAAAAAGAGCGAGAAAAGTTTAATACTGTCATAACAAGCTTAATAGCTTGTAAACTATGACTATCAACAAATTCTTTCAAGAACAACAGTTTTTTGGGCCACCCATCTTTAGTAAGACCAATAGACATTTCATTAGTTAATAATGGATGTCCACATATGTACCTAGTACAATGTAGTCTCATTTGTTTATAGTATTTAATAGTATAAACAATACCTCAATTTTTCTTAGCTTTAAAAAGCCAAGTAAAGAAAGGTCTAAAGAAGGGTTTTAAGTTATAACGAGGAAAACACAATGTTAAAATCCTTTTAAGAATTTTAATATGTATTAAACTCATATATCTTAAAGTGGTAATTGGAAGTCAGTAATGACTACTATACACACCTTATTATTAATAAGGAGGGGACTAACCCAGTTCCCAGGTGTGTAGCCTGAATCTATGCAACCCATTTTACCGGACATAAATTAATTAAGACCTAAGAGAAGAGAGGTCTTCCTCTATTCTTTGATGGTTAAATCTTAAACAAAATAAGATTTAAGTGCTTAGGCACCTTCGACCCGATTAAGG